GTGAAGGTTCAACTGCAACTATATCTGTAGAAGATGCAACAGAAACAAACAAAGGTATTGCAACATTTGATGGGACAGACTTTACTGTATCATCTGGTGATGTGACAATAAATGCAGAAAGAGTACAAGACATTGTTGGTGCAATGTTCTCTGGTAATACTGAAACAGGTGTTAGTGCAACATATGAAGATTCCGATGGTACAATCGATTTAGTAGTAAGTACAACTGCATCAACTATTACAGACCTTACTGAGTCTGTAGAAGATATCGTAGGTGCAATGGTAACATCTAATACCGAAAGTGGTATTACAGTTGCATATGATGATTCAGATGGTACTTTAGATTTTACAGTTGGAACACTTAACCAAGATACGACAGGGAACGCTGCAACTGCAACTGCATTAGAAACTGCAAGAACAATTCATGGTGTTTCATTCGATGGTTCTGCAAATATAGACCTATCAGAAGTAATTCAAGATACTGTAGGTGCAATGTTCAGTTCAAACACTGAAACAGGTATCACTGCAACTTATCAAGATGGTGATGGAACTATCGATTTAGTAACAAGTATTTCTGGATTTAACACAGACAACTTATCAGAGGGGTCAAGTAATCTCTATCATACTACAGAAAGAGTTCAAGATGTCGTTGGTGGAATGGTATCATCCAACACAGAAAATGGTATCTCAGTCACCTATGATGACTCAGATGGTACTTTAGACTTTAATGTTAATGACCCAACTATATCTCTAACAGGAGATGTGACTGGTTCTGGTACAATGACAGACCTAGGTAATACTAGTATTGCATTAACAATTGCAGCTGGTTCTGTAGACAATGCAATGTTATCTGGTTCAATTGCAAACAGTAAACTTTCAAATTCAAGTATAACAGTTTCCGATGGTTCAAATACAAGTCCAGTATCATTAGGTGGTACTTTAACTTTTGCTGGAACAGGTGGTGAGGTAGATGTTGTAGAAAATAATGGAACAATTACATATGGATTACCAGCTGATGTCACAGTTTCAAATGACTTAACAGTTAGTGGAAACTTGACTGTTAGTGGTACTACAACACAGTCTGGTGCAACAGTAACAGACTCAAACTTTACAGGTTTAACAGATGCAAACTCTGGAAATGCAACAGACTTTGGTTTCTATGGTAAATATGTAGAATCAAGTACTACAAAGTACGCAGGTTTATTCTATGATGCATCATCAGATAATACATTTAGATTATTTGCAGATACACAAACAGAACCTTCAACAACAGTTAATACAACTGCAACAGGATATAGTACTGCAACTCTAGTTGCAAACATTACAGGTAATGTATCTGGTTCTTCTGGAAGTACAACTGGTAACGCTGCAACTGCAACTGCACTTGCAACTTCAAGAAACTTTACAGTAACAGGAGATGCAACTACAGACTCATCACAATCATTTGATGGAACAGGTAATGTTGCACTACCAATCACACTTGCAAACTCTGGTGTATCAGCTGCAACTTATGGTGATGCAGATAGTGTTGCTCAAGTAGCAGTAGATTCAAAAGGTAGAGTGACAAGTGCATCTAATGTAGACATTAGTATTACAAGTGGTGCAGTTTCAGACTTTAATGAAGCAGCTCAAGATGCTGTTGGTGCAATGTTCTCTGGTAATACAGAAAGTGGTATCAGTGTAACTTATGATGATGCATCAAACAAAGTTAACTTCTCAGTAGGTTCAGTAACTAATTCAATGTTATCTGGTTCAATTGCAAACTCTAAACTTGCAAACTCTAGTATAACATTTGGTGCTGGAGCAGCTTCAGAAGCAATTTCATTAGGTGGTACTTTAGATTTTGCTGGAGTATCAAACGAAACAGAAGTATCAATAAATTCTGGAGTAGTCACAATCGGATTACCAGACAATGTAACAATTGGTGGTAATGCAACTATTACAGGAAACCTAACAGTTAATGGTTCAACAGTCACAAACAGTGCAACTAATACAACTATTGAAGATGCATTAATAGAACTTGGTTCTGGTAATACTGGTTCAAACAGTAATGACCTAGGTCTTATACTTGAAAGAGGTTCAACAGGTGATAATGGATTTATTGGTTGGGATGAAAGTGCAGACAAGTTTGTTGTAGGAACAACTACTGCAACAGGTTCTTCATCTGGTGACTTATCTATTACTACTGGTACATTGGTTGCAAACATAGAAGGTAATGTAACAGGTAATGTTACAGGTAATGTAACAGGTACAATTCAAACTGCAGCTCAAACAAATATTACAAGTGTTGGTACATTAAGTTCACTTGCAGTAAGTGGAAACCAAACAGTGGGTGGAACATTGGGTGTTACAGGAGCTGCAACAACAAGTTATACAACAATTGGTGCAAGTGCTAAGGCAATGAGAAATGTATTCATACATTCTAGTGCGCCAGGTGGTTCGGATGGAGCAGTCGGTGATATCTGGATAACATACTCATAGTACACTATATAATGAATGAGGGAATTGATTAATGAGTTCAAAAGTAAAAACTCCAGCAGGATGGAATGACACCAATGGATGGAGAGTCAAGACTCCATCTGGCTGGAAGAAAGTAGTTGATGTAAAAAGAAAGACTCCAACTGGATGGGAATTCCAGACTGGAACTATACAGGTGCAACAACCTTTTCAACAGACATTCCAACAACCTTTTCAACAACCATTTCAACAACCTTATCAACAACCCTATGAGGTTACTATTAACAGACCAAATAGTTATGAGGTTACTATTAATAGACCATCATCTTATGAGGTAACTATTAACAGACCTGCCCAGTTGCAGAATAGTAGACCTACATCGTATGAAGTAACTATTAATAGACCAGCAAATTTCCAGACACCTCGTCCTACAAGTTATGAGGTAACTATTAATAGACCATCATCTTATGAGGTAACTATTAATAGACCAAATAGTTACGAACAAACGATTAATAGACCAAATAGTTATGAAGTAACTATTAATAGACCAGCAAACTTTCAAATACAGAATTTTAGACCTGCTAACTATGAACAAACTATTAATAGACCTGCTAACTATCAAGTTACAATTAACAGACCTAATCAGTATGAACAAACTATTAATAGACCTACACAGGTACAGGCTTCTAGACCTGCTAACTATCAAGGACAAGCAACAGGTTATAGACCACAATATTTCCAAACTCAAGGAACTGCTTATAGACCACAGTATTTCCAAACTACAGGAACAGCTTCAAGACCTCAGTATTATCAAACTCAAGGAACAGGTTATAGACCACAGTATTATCAAACTCAAGGATATAGGCCAGGTGCATATCAAGTACAAGTTTATACTGCAGCTAATCCAAAGTTTGGTGCTGGTGCAACCAATGAACAAGTACCTCATGCACAGTTAGCTCCACTTGCACCGATAACACCAAGTCCAACATTTAATCCAACCTATCAACCAGATGGGCCATACAACCCTGGCCCTCAGTATTATCAGATACAAAACTATAGACCACCTAGTTATAACTTCCAGATACAGAACTATAGACCACCTACTTATAACTATCAGATACAAAACTATAGACCACCATCTTATAATACACAGATACAAAACTATAGACCACCTAGTTATAACTATCAACAGACAATACCTAGACCGACTAACTATCAGACACCTAGGCCTGGCTCATATGAGGTAACTATACCTAGACCTACTAGTTATCAACAAACGATACCTAGACCTACTTCTTATGAAGTAACTATAGGTAGACCACAGTATTATCAGACTCAAGGTAGTAGACCTACAAGTTATGAACAAACTATACCTAGACCAACTTCTTATGAAGTGACAATTAATAGACCTACTTCTTATGAACAAACTATTAATAGACCTACTTCTTATGAACAAACTATTAATAGACCTGCTCAGTTACAAAATAGTAGACCTACAAGTTATGAACAAACTATTAACAGACCTGCTAATTTCCAAACTCCAAGACCTACAAGTTATGAACAAACAATTAGTAGACCTACAAGTTTTGAACAAACAATTAGTAGACCAACTTCTTATGAGGTGACACAAACTCGTCCAGCAACGAGACCTTCAACTAGACCAAGTACTAGACCATCTACTCGACCTTCGACTAGACCAGTATCTACATGGGATGGTGATTTGAATAAACCTTGGCCTTAGACCAAGACTATATACTTTATATTATGGAGATTTTATTATGTTATTAGTATATGACCACGACAATGTTTTACATATAACTAACGAAAGAGGACTTCGTTGGAATTATGATAAAGCAGATAAACCTTCTTTTGGTTTTGATTATGACTTTATTTTCTATGTACCATTTGATGATTCTTTTGAATATGAACTTAATCGAAAAGTAGAAAAGTTATCTGAGGAAAATATTGCAGAGATTGAAGAATATATTAAACTTTGTGAACCACCTTTGGAACTCACAATGGCAAAACAATATTCAGATGATATTCAAGAGTCAGTAAAAAATCGAAGAACTATTGGATTTGAAAGATTAGGTTTTTTCAAATTTGATAATATGACTGAAATTCTTATTGCATCTAGAGAAGGTTCTAATGACCCTAGAAGACAAATTGCAAGAAGATTTTTAGATTGGAATGATTTTCTAGTTGGTACTGCATATAGAATATGTGAAGAATTAAATGCAACTCTTGATGAAGATTTACAAGACTTTGACACTTATCTACAACAATTACCAGAACCACCACCACAGGATGAGTTTACTGAAACACATTGGGCAGATGATAGATTCGAAACTAAATCAGATACTTTCGATGTTAATGGTGGACAAGATTCTTTAGGTGAGGACAAGAGGGCTGTATAGTGTCTATGCATTACGAATGGTTAATGCATCCTCTCAACATAGAATATCTGCAAAAACCAAAACCTATTGATAAATTACCTTTTCAAAAAGTATGGGTATTTGATAATTATCTTACGCCTCCAATTTGGTGGAGTTGGATTAATTGGAGAAACTCATCTATCAACTGGGGTAGAAGTAATAGAGTAATTCGTAATGATGAAATGCAACATTTGTATTGGGGTGAATCAATATATCATAACATAGGTGAAGTAAGAAATAGAAATTCAGAAATACAAGAATATTATGAGTCGTATCATAGACAAAATAAAAGATGGATAAAACAGTCAGAATGGAAAAAGTCTGTATTTCGTGTTAATAATGTAGGTTATAGAGAACCTATAATAGATTGGTTTATACATAAACTAAGACAAGATTTTAGATTTGATTGGAATTATTTTCAATATTGTGGATTCAATGGACAAACTATTGGACAAGATGGAACTATTCATGAAGACACAGGATTAGATGAATCATGTCTAAACAATTTAACCTTCCTATACTATGACCAAAAAAGATGGGAAGATGATTGGGGTGGTGACTTAATCATGTACAATGGTGAATATCATGACCATTCATATAATGGTATTCCAGAAAATGCAGAGGATTATGAAATTGGTAGAGTAAAATATAAACCAAATCGATTAGTCATTATGAATGGTGCAATTACACATAGACATCCTGGCCCAGAAGTAGACTATACTAAAGAGAATGGATTCCCATTTAGAACAAGTATGGTCGTAAGAGGAGATAAAGCAACCCTTTGGGATGCATAATATATACTACTATGAAAACTAAAACAATTTTAATTATGGGATTGCCTGGCAGTGGAAAGACTTATATTTCTAAATGTCTACTTGAACATTTAGATGCAGACCATTTCAATGCAGATGCAATCCGAACCCAACACAACGATTGGGATTTCTCAGAAGAAGGTAGAATGAGACAAGTACATAGGATGAAAGACCTATGTAGAGAATCAGAAAAACCATATGCAATTATGGATTTCGTATGTCCATTCACTCAAGGTCGACAAATTTTAAATCCAGATTATATAATCTTTATGGATACAATAGAGAAAGGTAGATATGCAGATACCAATAAAGCATTTCAAAGACCTCTCAAAAACGAAGTAGATTATCTAGTCGAAGACCAGAATGGTGAACTCCATTCAGAGGTTATTGCAAGGGAAATACTTGCAGAGAATAGAAGGTTCGATGAAACTAAACCTACTACACAAATGTTAGGTAGATTTCAACCATTTCATGATGGTCACTTTGCACTGTTTAAAAGATGTTATGATAAAACAGGACAAGTAGTGATTATGATTCGTGCAATGGAAAATACATCAAAGAACCCATTTGATTTTAAAACAGTTAAACAAAATATTAAAATGTATCTACTTGGAGAAGGATACGAAGAAAATGTACACTATATTATACAGAAAGTACCAAATGTTGTCAACATAACATATGGTAGAGATGTAGGGTATAAAATAGAACAAGAATCTTTTGACAAGGAGACTGAATCGATTTCTGCAACAGAAATTAGGAGACAGCTTGGAATCACATAGTAAGTCTTTAGTCAAAGCATTTTCATGGAGAATAATAGCAACAGTTACTACAGGATTAATAGGTTATGCACTAACAGGGTCAGTTGAGGTTGCTGGTGCAATTATGACTTTTGACTTTTTCTTGAAACTAATACTATATTATATACACGAAAGATTATGGAGCAATGTCCGATAAAAGAAATGGAAATAAAGTTTCAGTGTGTAATGGACACTGAAAATCGTTTATTTGAACCAGTTCCAGCTAGACAAGTAAAACCAGAGTGGTATAAGAAACTACCAACTTTGTTACCTAATGGGCCAAGAAAAGATTTAGAAACTGAAACAATAAAAAAATGTCCAGCTATGCATGATTGGTTATCTATGGGATATCTAATTAGAAATCGTCATTCAGTATTTGTTTTTATAGGACATGATGGAAATGAACCAGTAAGTATTTCACTCCCATTAAAAGATGATATAACACCAGAGGAATTAAAAAAAATAAAAGAATCTGAAACACCAGAACAATTAATGGCACATAGTAAAGGTATGATTCTTGCAGAGAATGAGTGGTTAGAAGGTTCACAAAAATATGGTGGTCATCCTGCTGTACAAGTTAAAGGTAGTAGTTGGGATGATAAAATGTGTTTTAAATTTAAGATGGACTTTCTTATAGAAACACCTAAAGGAACTTCTTGTTATTATCTTGACCCATTTTTGTTTGATAATCCATACTTTCAAACATGGCAAGGAGTTATAGATACTGATAACTTTAATCAATTGACAACAAATAATATGTTAATATTCTATCCTAAAGTTGATAATTCTTTTATAATACCCAAAGGTACACCACTAGTACAGATTGTACCTTTCGTTAGATATCCTTGGAAACATACAGTGGAGTTTCTTTCTAGAGAAGAACTTCATGAAAAATTTAAAGAAGACTTTCAAGGTGATTTAAAGAAAATGAACGATAGACAACCACTAGATGATAGAAATGAATTTAAACAAGTTTATAGAAAGAACTGGGCATCGAAAAAGGAGTTTAAATAATGTTTATACCAATGTTTTCATGGAATGTATTCCGAGTTAATTTAATTAAAGAAGGATATGTTTCTTATGAACAACTTCATGCAATGCAAAAAGAATGTTATACTATGAGAAAGAATGACCCAATTGGTAGGAGTCGTTCTAATAATGGTAGTGGTTGGCAGTCTAATGATGGTGTAAATGAGAGACCAATTTTCCAATCTATGATTAATGGTATTGAAAAAGTTTTTAATAAAGAAGTATTTCCATTTTACGCAGGAAATAAAAGTAAAGATTTTAAATTACATCATGGTAATTACTGGGTAAACATAAATTATAAAAATTCATATAATAATGTGCATTCTCATCCTGGCTGTTGGTATAGTGGTGTATTTTATTTACAAGTTCCAAATGAAACTAGGGGTTCTGGTTGTTTGCAATTTATAAGTGGTCAGGCAAAATACATGCAAGATTTTACACATGCATCAAGAAGAGATGCAGATAATTTTGTAGTTGACCCAGTAGAAGGTGATTTATTTCTCTTTCCATCTGCAATGTTACACTATGTAGAACCTAATGAAGTAGACTTTGATAGAATATCAATTGCATTTAATCATGAGTTTCAATATCTAGATGAAGGTAGATTGAATGGTTCACCTAATATTCAGACAAGTTTTAATGATGTTATGGAGTTTGAAGTTTTACCAGATGGAAACTTAGAAATCCCTAAATAGAAGTATATCTTTTAAGATATCTTTTAAGGGGAGACAATGGAATTGGAATCTATACATTTACTTTGGAATTTGGTACTGACTGGTATCGTAGCTCCATTCGTGTGGTTTATTGTTCAACTACACAATGAGACGAAAAGACTAGAAATACTTTTAAATCGTACAAGAGAAGAAATGAATAGAGATTTCGTTTCTAAAGAAGACTTACATAAAGATATGGAAAGAATGATGGATTCATTAGAGAACATCAATAAAAAAATAGACGATTTCCTACTTTCAAATCAGAAATAACATAAATAGTATTAGAGAAAAGAAATTTCTAATAGGATTATGTTATGGCAGCTCCAAACAGCAAAGCAACACTTAAAGAATATGCATTAAGACAACTGGGTAAACCAGTTATTGAAATCAATGTGGATGATGACCAAATTGATGATATCATTGATGATGCATTACAATATTTTGCAGAGTACCACTATGATGGTACTATTCGTACATATTTAAAACATCAAATCAACGATAACGACCTTGTAAACCAAAAGGCAGATGCAAGTATAGCTCAGTCATCTACTGGTTCACATATATCAAGTAACATGACATTTAAAGAAGGACAAGGATATGTTGTTCTTCCAGAATCAGTATATTCAGTTTTGAGAGTTTTTCCATTTGTAGATAAGTCTGGGTTAAACATGTTTGACCTAAGATATCAATTAAGATTAAATGACCTTTATGATATCTCTTCTACATCTATCATACAATATGAAATGGTGCAAAACCACATTCAGTTGTTGGATGAATTGTTAATTGGTCAAATACCAATCCGATTCAATAAAGCACAGAACAGATTATATCTAGATATGGACTGGTCAAATGCAGTCACATCTGGAGAATATATTATCATAGATTGTTACAGAAAGATAGACCCAACTCAATTTACAGATGTATATAATGATGTTTGGTTGAAGAAATATGTAACTGCATTAATCAAAAGACAATGGGGTCAGAACTTATCTAAGTTCGAAGGGGTTCAATTGCCTGGCGGAGTTACCTTACAAGGTAGACAAATCCTAGAAGATGCAAATACAGAAATTGAAAAGTTAGAGGAACAAAGTAATTTATTACAGACTGAATCTGCTATAATGATGGGGTAATCAATGCCTACTAATGTTTATTTTAACCATGCAGTTCAATCAGAACAAGACCTACACGAAGATTTAGTTGTAGAGTCTTTGAGATTCTATGGTCATGAAGTATTTTATTTACCAAGAACGATTGTAGATGAAGATGAACTGTTTGGTGAAGATACATCATCTAAGTTTGGTGATGCATATCAAGTAGAGATGTATATAGAAAACACCGAAGGATTTGAAGGTGAAGGTGACCTCTTGTCTAAATTTGGTGTCGAAGTCAGAGACCAAGCAACATTTGTTTTATCCAGAAGAACATGGCAAAGGTTTATATCACTAGATGGTAATCTTGCAACATCAACAAGACCTCAAGAAGGAGACTTAATCTATTTCCCTCTCGGTAATCAAATATTTGAAATTAGATTTGTAGAACATGAGAATCCATTCTACCAGTTAGGTAAACTTAATGTATTCAAACTACAATGTGAAACATTCGAATACTCACACGAAGAAATCGATGTTGGTATTGCAGAACTAGACAATATTGAAGACAAGTTCTCATATCAAGTTACAATGACACTTGGTGCTGGTTCTGGAGACTTTATAGTGGGTGAGACTGTAACTCAAACTGTTAATACTGGTAAAACTGTATCTGGTAAGGTAGTTGATTACTCTTCACAGGGTGGAGCATCTAAAACACTTAAAATTAATAATATTACTTTTGATGACACTGATGTACCAGCTACAAACACAATGTTTGTATTATCATCAAATACAAATGCTGGAAATATAGTAGGTGCAACAAGTGGTGCAAATAGACCTATTACAACTGCACCAGACCAATATGCATTATCACATGACCCTCTTGCAGACAATAAAGATTTTGAAACTGCTGGTAGTAATATCATAGACTTTAGTGAAAGTAATCCATTTGGTTCTCTATAAATACTATGGCAATATGGTACTTAAATATGTTACAGGAAGATGAAAAAATGAAAGTGTTTCAATATATGAATCACCAG